CGTGTTCCCATGGGACCGTGTGGCGTTCCAGAGTTATTTCCGAAAAAAGCTCAAGCCACTGGCTGACGTGGGCATTTTGTCCCATGCGTACCGACCTTATGACTGCCGCCACACTGCCATCAGTCGCTGGATCGAAGCAGGAATACCAGTGCCGCAAGTCGCAGCATGGGCTGGCAATACAGCTGAAGTCATCTTTAAGCACTACTGCAACACGACCCAGGAATACGAGATGCCCGAACTGTAATAAACCGTAAATCCCGAACTTGGCCGCTACCAAAAATTACAGTACACTCTAAAAACAAACCAAGATCCAATGGCAACCCTTAAAGCACCAGTCGTCGCCTGCATTTGGAAGGTGGCAAATTTGGAACGAAATACCCAAGACGGGAAGGTGGTAACGGTTCATTACACAGTGGCCGCCACTGATGACACCTACGCCGCAAGTGCATACGGCAGTCTCGGTTTGGATGGCGATGTGACCACTCCTTACGCTGAGCTGACCGAAGATCAAATTGTTGATTGGGTCAAAGAATCCTTTGGCGTTGAGAAGGTTGCCGAAATTGAAGAGGCACTTCAATCACAACTTGACGAGCAACGCGCTCCCACCAAAGCCGCTGGCGTCCCCTGGTAAGCCATGGCAGTACGTGCAAAGGCTGGTGCATCACACATCACCCACCAGCCGGGGGCGCCGAAGCTGACCAACCAAGGTCAAGGCAAAAGATCACGGCCAAACCACGGCCGAAAGAAGCGCCGTGGCCAAGGCAAAGGCTGAACCTTGCTAAAATAAGGGCACCTAATAGCCTGCCGTGTCAACCCCTGAGCCACAACCAGGGTTTTGGCGCGGCGTGCGGCAGGAAGCATTGGCTGGCATTGTCGTGCTTGCAGTCGGCAGTGCTGGCGCTGGTATTTTCTACCTCTGCTACACCGTCCCAACCAAGCTAGACGACGTGCTAAGCAACCAGCAGTTGATCCAGAAAAAGCTTGGTGACGTTGAAGACAAGGTTATGGATCATGATGTCCGCTTGATCAAGCTGGAACTACGGCGCTAAGCTGGGCAAAACCACCTTCCCAGTTATGGAAGCCATCCTTGCTAATCCAATCTTTTGGATCGCTGTTGCAGCTGCATCTGAGATTATCGGTCTCAATCCCAAGTGGAAAGCTAACAGCATTGTTCAGCTTGTGTTCCAGATCCTGGGGACGCTGAAGCCAAAAAAGGGCTGATCTGGCAGTTTGATACGCGATCAGATTTTGAGCGGGCACAACGGTACATCGAACGCAAGAAGTTTGAAACCACCTTGCCCGCCAAGATTGATGTTGCTGTAGCTGAGGCCGCAGCCGTCATTGATCGCGAGATTGAACGCCAGAAGCCAAAGCCGATTTACACCGAGCAGCCGGTTAACGACGAGCTGCAAACAGGCGACAGCCGCGACCTTGGCGGTGAGATGCGCATCCAATCACCCTGGACAATAAATGACTGGCATTAAGCTGCTTGACCTTTGTAAGCATTACAAGGGTCTGCCGTACCAGATGGCGGCAATCTCCGAACTGGAAGAGGCCATCAACAAGGCCAACCCGCACATCCTTGGCCGCGAGCAAGCGTGGTTCAAGACCTGGAGCCAGGTTGGTAAGCAGGCATCAGCCAACCCACTGCCTACGCCGTACCAGAGCCAGCGGGACAACTACCGCGACGCATGGCGGACATGCTTCAGCTCAAGCTGCGCCATGTTGCTGATGACGCTCAAACCGGGTGTAATCCACTCAGATGATGAGTACATCAAGACCGTGTTCACCATCGGGGACACGACCAACTCAACGGTGCAGATCAAGGCGTTACAGCATTACGGTGTTTCAGCGCGTTTCAAGACCAATGGCAATCGTGCCTTAGTACAGCAGCAGATTGACGCAGGTAAGCCGGTGCCGGTGGGTTTCCTGCACCATGGCACGGCCAACGCACCATCCGGTGGCGGCCACTGGCTTTGCATCATTGGGTACGACGCCACTGGCTACATCGTCCACGACCCATGGGGCGCTATGAACGTTGCAACCGGCGAGTACGGCAGCACTTTTGGTGCCAAGCAGCACTACGACTACAAGACCTTCGAGCCACGTTGGATGGTCGATGGACCCAGCTCAGGATGGTGCATCGTGGCTTAGGCTGCGGTGCGCTTAATTTTTATCAGTGCTGATTCCTGACCACGAGATCCGCCGCCTCTGCCAAATGCGGGAAATGGTGTCACCTTACGTTGAGGCGCACCTGAACCCAGCATCACTGGATGTAACGCTGGGTGATCGAATCATGATTGAAGTCACCGGCACCCGTGAGCTGGAGATTACCGGCATCCATAACTACAGCGAGGAGCAGCCGTACTGGATCAAGCCGGGTGAATTCTTCCTTGCTGAAACCAGGGAAATCTTCCACCTGCCTGATTACGTCGGTGCCCAGTTTGTATTGAAGTCGAGCCGCGCCCGTGATGGTTGGGACCACGCCGAGGCTGGCTGGTGTGATCCAGGTTGGTATGGGTCACGGCTGACCATGGAACTGAAGAACAGCAGGCGATTGAATGCGCTGCCAATCTGGCCTGGGATGCGGATTGGACAGATGAAATTCATCTTGGTGTCAGGCACACCAGAACGCACATACGCCCAAACTGGCCGCTACAACGCTGATCTCGGCGTCACGGCGAGCAAAGGTTGAAGTAAATCATTGCGCATCCAGCTCGTCGGCGATGGCTAAAAGCTCTTCGCGGATGGTGCGGCGCTCACTCCAGATGCCCTTAAGCATGTCGGGATCGTCTTGCTCTGACTCGGGAGCTTCTGGCGCGACTTCATCAGCAGCAGCACGAAGAACGGCGGCAAGTACTGGACCAATTAGGTCATCGTCAGTGCTGTAATACGCCTTACGCACTGCCCGCGCGGTGGGGGAGAGGTTAGTCATTTGCTATTTGCGAATTGCCTATAGATCAAACCAGGCGCTTCTGCGGGGTCGTACAACTCAATCATTGAGTAGTTGTCAAAGCCGTTTTGTTCAGCAAAGACCGTGGCGGCAATGTGGGTCGTAAATGGACCTACCTGGATGGCATCGATCAAAAGTGCGTAGGTCATGGTTAGTCGATCCAGCTGCTGATTGCTTTGACCATGCAGAAGCCTGCCCATGCGCCTTTGTCTGAGATTAGGTCAGCAAGGCGCTGGAAGTCTTCTTCTTTGATCTTGTCCCAGCCAGTTTTTGGTGCGATGTAGCGATTGATTAGATCCTCAGCGAGGCATTCGCAGCGGTAGTAGGTCATTTGATTAGGTGGTAATGAAAAGGGCACCGAAGTGCCCCGTGGTTGTTAGGCGCCAAATGCAAGCAGCACGGTGAGGATGCCAACGATGGTCCAGAGGATCAACTGGCGTTCCTTGAGATCGTTGATCTGCTCGGCTTGGGTGTCGATCATCTCGCAGGATGCGTCGATGATGTCGGCCTTGGTGGAAGCGTGTGTGATGTTCATTGGATTTGATTTGATTTGATTGCGGGAGTTGCCTCCCGTAGGAACAGAATACACCGCAGACGGTGCGTCTGGCAATGCTGTTGCATTTCTTTACGTTTGCCCGCGCTAGCTAGGCTGGTAGCAGCGGCAACTGCTCCGTGCAGCCATACCTATTCGAGATCACTGCCAAGGTGGTGATTCGCTCGGATAGCGAACCGGAGGAGTTGCCAGCGGACGTGTACGCACGAATCTCTGAGTTCATAGGGAACGAAGAGGATCTGCTGTCGCTTGACATCGAAATGTTCCCCCTACCAGATGCCAACAGTGGATCATCAGATCGATGGAACGACGCTGATACCGAGGAAGGAGGCGAAGCGGCGGTGGCGTGATGCAGTGTTATTACGAAGTGATTACTGTTGCTCGTACTGCAACGAGCAGCTAGGACCTCGTAGCGCCACGCTTGACCACATCATCCCCAAGGTGCTTGGTGGGTTAACCGTACCAGAAAACCTCTGCGGTGCCTGCATTACATGCAATGGCAGCAAGGGGCACCGTGATTGGCGCGACTGGTTCCGTGCTCAACCGTTCTACAACTTGACCCGCGAAGAAGCTATTGACTCTTGGCTTACTCAGTAATACTGCACGTAAATCTCGGCCTGCCACAGGTCGTTGGTGTACCGGCAAAGCGCACCGTTCTGGCCGCAGGCCCGATACACAGGCTCTTCGCCAAAACTGTGGTCTAACAGTTCAATCCAGCGACCAGGACCGCGATCCATCCGATCTAGCACTTTCCTTTCCATCGTCGTACAACCCGCAGCGTGCGGCAAAGCGCCCCCCATTCTGCCGTGCCTCGGGGAACCCAAGACTGCATTCGTTGCCGCGTGGTAACCAATGGATACAAGACCAGCACTTAGCTTTTCCATGAAATTCGGATTCAATTTCTTCAATTGGTTGGTTTTTGCGTAACGCCAAATAGTGGTACTGCGCACGGATGTACGCCTCTCGCACGTCTGGCGTACAGAGATCAATAATTGTTTCAGCGCGGCCTGGCAGGCGAATTTTGGCACGCCAGTTGTCGGACAACCTCAAGCGTTCAACAATTACCCTGCCGCTGTAGAGAACGATCATTCGCTTTCTCCATACGCTGGCTCGTGGTAAAGCCGCTCCAGTTGCATCGACAGCGGTTCTGGTTCCTCGGCCAGCTCCTGCATGATTGCGTCAACCTGCTTGTCCGTTGCGTCTTGCACAACGTACATGTGGTTAAAGCTGTGGTGCTTGACCGCAACAAAGCCAACCCGTGGACTAGACAGTAGAAAACGCACGGCGCAATTTTCAAGCCAGTTCAGGAATGGTGCGCTCATGGTTTCAGTTTGGTAATAAGTCGATCGAGATACCACTGTGCTTTGGCTGCATTGACGACTGAATCGCCCTTGTCCCACATGCGCAAAATGTAACGCAGGATGTGACCTTGGCAGTTGCCCAACACTGGGTCAGGCGCACGCAAGATGGCGGCCTCAATCACGTCGATGGCTTCCACCAGCCCGTGTTGATAGTAATCAGGGTTGATCTGATCAGTCATTAGCGTCTAGCTCCAACTTGATCGCAGCTTGGAAATAACCGGCAATCTTCATCCGAGCAAACACAGTGCCGCCATCTGCGGTGGTTTTATCTTCAACCCGTGCGTACTGATACCGCGCTTCCTCAAGGGCAGCCATGGTCTCAATGTTCAGAGTATCTAGCTCTGCGTTGC